TGCAATATATGGTTCTCTTAATATAAAGACATAATCAATATTGGTTCTTAAATTAGGTGGAATACCTAATGGATATTGCATGGTAATAATCAACATTATTTTCCAATGCCGTCCATTCATAAAAAGCAAACGCATCATTTTATCTTTCGTCCATTTATTATCATATAAACAATCATCTAATATAACAAACGCCCTCGGATCTATATTTGTTCTTTTATATGCTTCCATTTCTCTCTTTATCTGTTTCAGTACCGTTTTCTGCCGCTTCAGAATATTTTCTATAATTGCTGTATTATATTCATCATGAATAAATAGTTTTGGAACATGAGCACTAAAAAACCCGTTTCCAGCTTCTGTACCTGATATAACAGTACCAATAGGAATATCTTGGTGATGATATAGTAAATCACGCACTAAATAACTTTTACCAGTATCTCTTCTACCTATTAAAACTACAACTGGCCCCTTATTTTCGTCAGGTCTAAAACTTATGTGTTTCATATCGAACTTTTTTAAATCCAGAGTCATACTATAGTTTTAATAGAAAAAATAACTTAATTCTATACGAAATAAGTTAAAAAGGTTTTATTTTTAACATTAATAATAACAAAGATGAACTTCTCTCTTTATTATAGAAAAAATAAAAACGATGAATTGTTTAAAACTTTAGAGAATTCAGATATTAATATCACAAATGGCCAAAATTATATACCACTATACAATAAATTCTTCTCACTAAATAATTCTAATTATAATAATATCAATTTAAATCATAAATTTTATCTGGATTCTATTAATAAAGCTATATCTAAGAATGTAATGGATGTAATGTTGAGCGATGCTTCAAATAATTTATATCATAAAACGATTTTTTGTAAATTCTCTCCATTATTAGATCCATTACGATATATGACTGGTAAATATGACATTTCAAATGAAAATATATTTTCATTACCTAGATATGAAGATAATGTTTGTTTGCCTAAATTATTAGATGTGAATAATACTTCTTACATTGATGGATTTTTTACATATTTATCTAGTCAATTAATGCACCATTATGGTTTTATTCATGGTCTTGATTATTATGGATGTTTTCTAGGAAATCAAAGAGAATTCAAGTATAATATAATCGATGATATTGATTATTTAAATGATAGTGATTTTTTTCATGAGAAAAAAGGTAAATTATTTTCAGTAGATAATAATGAATATAATGAAATTTTTAATATTGATTCGCGAAAAAATAAGAAAAAAATAGTTATTAATAATACAATTGATAATCTTGTAACAGTAGATAATTTAAATGATTTAAATTTTTCTATATTTGATAATAATAATACTAATGATGATCCTGTAATTATTGATTTAAGTAATGTATGTATCTATAATACAATATTAAAGGATACATCAAAAGATTCCGATAGTGAATCATCATGTAGTTCAAAATCGTCAAATACATCTGTTGATGACCATGAAATTAATAGTGATTCAGGATCAGAGGCAAATAGTGATACTATTTCAATAGATTCTGATGATGAAGAAGAAGAAGATATATTCTGTTCTATTTCTAATTTTCCAATAGAAATGATATGTCTTGAAAAATGTGAAAATACATTAGACATGTTAATGGAAGAAGAATTACTTAATCAAGATGAATGGGTCTCATGTCTATTTCAAATAATTATGATATTAACATTATATCAACAAACCTTTAATTTTACTCATAATGATTTACATACTAACAATATAATGTATGTTACAACAGAAAAACAACATATTTATTATTGTTATAATTCGATTTATTATAAGGTCCCTACATATGGAAAAATATATAAAATAATAGATTTTGGTAGAGCAATATATAAATTTAATGGAAACATTATGTGTAGTGATAGTTTTCATGCAAAAGGTGACGCAGCATCACAATATAATTGTGAACCATATTTTGATAAAAATAAGCCCAGATTAGAACCCAATAAAAGTTTTGATCTATGTAGATTAGCGTGCTGTTTATTTGACAATTTTGTAGATGATGTGTCTGATACAAAGAAATTAGTTAAGAAGAATAAAATAGTATCTTTATTATATGATTGGTTATTAGACGACAAGGAGAGAAATATATTATATAAAAATAATGGGGATGAAAGATATCCAGAGTTTAAATTATATAAAATGATCGCCAGAACAGTTCATAATGCTATACCATGTGATCAGATTTCAAAGGATATATTTTCCAAATATAAGACTGTACGAAAGAAGATTAATAAAAATAATAAGATATTGAATTTAGATAATATACCTTCAATGCAAATGTAATAATAAAAAATATATAATATATTTATTATTATTATTAAAACGATGGTTGATCAATAAAAGCCATTGTAGATTTACTAGACGATCCTCCAGTCATATTAGATACATCAAATTGTGAATACATGTATATACCTAAAACACTTGCGAAATATACAGAGAAAGTTTCTTTTAAAACAACCTTAAGAGGTTTTTTATCATCTTCTTGTTGAAATTTCATTTCTAAAAATTTAAAAAGGAAAAATACAACGGATATGGCTAAAGCATAAAAAAACAAATCTTTCATTTACATTAAATATATGTATTCTTAATGTAAATTTTACGAATTATTTATGTTAATACTTCAATTTCTTCTAATCCGATTAAGGGCTTAGTATTTAATTGCTTAGGCTTTTCTAAATCATGCACATCAAGTTCTGATAAACTTATCTTGTCTCCTATTTTAATTTTATCTTCCTCTTCCTCTTCTTCTTCCTCTAGTTTTCTAGCCTCATGACGCTCATTACTTATTTGTTCTAATCTCTCTTCATCCTTAGGAGCTTCTATATCACTTATAATATTATCTACAGATATAGCTTGATCTATATCATTAAATTTAATACTCTCATTAGTAATTTCTTCACTTACTAGTGGTTCAATTTCTAATTTAGGTTCAGGTTTTGAATCTTCCTCTAAAGAACTATTTACTTCATCAACTTCTTTTTCAGATTCTTCTACTGGCTCTGTAGAAATTATTTCTTCCTTCTCTTCAACTTCAATATCATCTTCGATAGACTCATCTAAATATACCCTTAAAATATTTTCTACAGGAATATTGTCTCTTATAGAATTTAATATTTCCTCTCTTACAATAATCTCTAGTTCTCTTCTATGTTTTTGAATTTGTAAAGGAGAAATGTGTAAATCATAGAGATATATATTTGTATAAATTTTTCTTGCACCATTAATATAAATTTTATGGATAAAATCGTGTAATGATGGAATATTAATATCTATCTTTTTCTGTTTATTTCCTACACGCATACAAGTTAAACTTTTCAATTGTATAATATGAACACAACTAATTAAATCTGTTAAATATCCACAATTACTTTTTTCTATTATTCTAGCAGTTTCTTGCTCAACAATAGAAGAGTTCCACTTAGGAACTCTGGCTAAAAAGTTTTGAAATGTCATTAAATATTTTTCAGTTTCGTCATTCTCTTCGCATAATTTATATGACTCGTCAAATATGGATTTAAATCCTTCTACCACTAAGGGTGTTAATATATTTATTAATCTAGAACACCATTCATTTCTAGATTCTTGAAGGCTGGTAATAGAGTAATCGTCCATTTACATAAAAGAAATATTTTCTAATTTATAATCCTTCCGTATTAAAATAAAATTTAATATACAAGCCATTAATAATTTTTCATCTCTAAACTCCTTTTTTATTTTTTGAATGTATACTAAATATTCGTATTTTTTTAATTCATCAATATTCATATCCCGTATATATTCAACAATATCTAAACAACTATACCCTTTTTCATATAATTTTTCGCACATATCGTACAAATCTTGTTTTTTCATTTTTTCAAAATCGGTTTTAAATTTAGTTTTTTTCAATTTTGCATGTTTTTGAATATTAAAACAATTATCTAAATGATGGGTGTATAAATTCATAGGGACATTATTTATCTTTGGTTGTGGGATAAATATTTCACAAAATCTAGATAATATTGGCTTTAATAATTTATATTTGTCGTCTACTACAATAAAAAATCTGGTAGAATGACTAAATAATTCAATACACCGCCTTAAAGCTGATTGTGCATCTATAGTTAATTTATCAGCATTTAATAGGATAATACTTTTAAATATACTTCCTTCTTGTAAATGTATATTGGTTCGTGCAAAAAACTTTAACTCTTCTCTTATGAATTTAATACCTTTACCGTGTGCGCAATTAACAACCATTACATATTTTTTCATATAGTTAGAATTTTCTTTATAAATATCTTTGATAAAATTAAACAAAACTGTTTTTTTTCCAACTCCAGATGAGCCATGAAATATTAAATTAGGAATTTTTTTATTTTCTATAAAGTTTCTTAATTTATTATTAATTTCCTCATGAATAACTAATGACATAATACATTAGTTATTTATTACTTTTTAACTATTTATTCTTATTTATTCTAATTTCTCTCTTTAAGATTGCTGTTCGTCCTCTTTAATTACTGGTTCATGTATTATATTTTTTCCGATATATTTTATTAGAAATGTAAATCCAACTAATATTGCACAGGCCAGCAACATACCGAATACAATTATTAAAATAAATAATATAATATCCAACATTTTATTCATATTCATATTATATTATTGGCGTTCTATTTATTCACTTTATATTTAATTTA